GATATTGTGGGGAATATAGAAGATTAGAATTAAAAGAAGCCACCAAATCGGAAGACATTGGCGCAACTACCAACTAACCAATTCAAATGGCTTACGGCGCCAACAGTGGCCTCAATATTATAGCAAAAGCGATAAAGGTTGATCATATTAGTTGAATAATTAGATTTTAAATCATCATGGGAACAAGAGGTGGAACAAGACCTGGAGCAGGTCGTAAAAAAGGAAGTCTTTCTCAATCTACTAAAGATGCTAATTTTTAAGCAATATATGTTGGAGCGTATTTTGGAAGAAAAAAAGCCCATCATTGACGCATTATTAAAAGCAGCTAAGAATAATAACATTCCGGCCATTAGAGAAATACTTGACAGAACATTAGGTCGTCCAGAACAGATGATTGATTTGACTACTGGTGGAAAAAAGATTGGCGTGGAAATTAAAAATATAGATTTAAGCAAAATGGATTATAAAGAATTATTAAATGTTTTGAATAAATTGCCTGATAATAAAAAATAGAAAAAATGTCAAGAGATTATAACGAATTACTTAGAAAAAGAATTCTATTGAATGATGCGTGTAAAACGAATTTAGATTTAAGAGCGACAGCAATTGCAACTTGCAAGAGAGATATTGCTTTCTGGTTTGATAATTTCGCGTTTACTTTTGATCCGAGGAAGACTCCATCAGTGATACCTTTTATCCTTTATCCTAAACAGATTGAATTGATAGATTGGTTGGAAGCATTATTGTTTAAAAGTAGAGAGGGAGAAAAGGTAAACGCTATTGGCGATAAGCCAAGAGATGTTGGCGCTACTTTTACAACAATGGGTTGGTTGTTATATCATTATTTGTTTGATTTAGATTTCGTTGCGAGAGTTGGATCAAGGAAAGAATCATATGTTGACCAAAAAGGAGAAACAGATACTCTTTTTTATAAATTAGATTTTATAATAAGTAAATTGCCAGAATGGATGGTCCCGGTTGATTGGCAAAATTATAGAAACTCAATGATATTTGGACATCCGGACAATGAAAATGCCATATCGGGTGAGTCGGCAAATCCAAACTTTGGGAGAGGTGGAAGAAAGGCGGTGATTATTTATGATGAGTTTGCGTTCTGGCCTTGGGCTAAGAGTTCTTGGGAATCATCAGGCGAGAGTACTAACTTTAGATTTGCTTTTTCAACTCCACCAGAGTCAGGAAGGGATAGTCATTTTTATAAGTTATCAACAGGAGAATTAGGTAAAATAAGAAAGTTTGAATTTCAATGGACTGATGTTCCGAATAGAGATGAGAAATGGTTAGAACAACAAAAAGAAACAAAATCAGATGAAGAGTTCCAAAGAGAGGTATTAAAATCTTTTGAGGGGACTACAAAAGGGAAAGTATATGCTACAGATTTCAGGTTTGCTAAATTAACAAGCGCTGATTATAATCCTGAACTTCCTTTATTTATTAGCTGGGATTTTGGATTAGATACAACTCCACTACTTTGGATTCAGAAAGATTTTAAAACAAATTGGGTATATATTATTGACAGTTATGCTAATTGTAATAAAGCGATTGAATTTTATGTTCCATTCGTTACTGGAATAATTCCATCGGAACAATTCCATTATACAGAAAAAGAGTTAAAGATAATTCAAAGACATTCTAAGTGGAAAAATGCTACTCATTATGGTGACCCAGATGTTAAGAAAAGAAATTTGAGAGATAAGTTGAGCATTAAAGATATTTTGGAAGAAAAAGGTATTTACATCCAGACACACGATAGGGATAAAACAGATCATCTTACGATTAGAGAAAGGACAAAGATGTTATTTAGAAGACTAGAGGTTAATGAATCACGATGTGAATACTTTATTGATTCGATTAGGAGCGCGCGGTATCCTGTTAGAATAGAGGGCAGTCAATCAACATCTGAAGTTATGAAGCCTATTCACGACTGGACATCACATTATAGAACAGCATTAGAATATTTTGTAGATAATGAAGAAACAAGAGAAAAACAAGGCGGAGATTTGCTAACTAAAGAAGAATATTCAGACGCAACATTTGCTCCAAGAATTATAGATGGCACGATAACAGGAGAAGAAGCGTTGTATGAAAAAGAGGAAGTTGACTGGCGTTATAAATAAAAGGTCGGCATTATTAATTAAAGATTAGAATTAAAAATATGATAATTTTATAAAAGTGTCATAGATTAATTTTAAAAAAACATTAAAAATTTAAGTTTAAACACTGGAGAGAGATTACTCGCTATTGCTCTATTGAATGTAACAAAGGGAATGCTAGAAAAAATCAATATGGCTATGAAGATAATCGAGAAAATGGGGTTAGATGAGACCGAAGCTAAAAAGGTTGGTCTTACGAGAACTGCTACCCAAATTTCTTGGAAAGATGTTAAGTATGAAAAAGTAATTGAATTATCAGACGAGCAATTTCTTTTACTTGTCGAAATGTATAGAGCTAAAGATGATGAGAAGTCTTGGACAATAAGTGATGCTGTTACAGCTAACTCACTAAAAGACAAATTAGAATTATTAGAAAAAAAAGAAAAATAATTAACATTAAATAATTATGAACAAATTAATAATTTTAGTAAAAAAAGAGATAAATAATGAACAAAAAGAAAAAGAGTTAGAGAAAACAAAATCTAACATCAGAGGTATGCTTCGGTTAATTGAGGCAAAAAAGAATTCAATTAAAATAAAGGAAAAAGAATTGAAGAAGTTGGAAGAAGAAATGGAGAATGGAGATTTCTCTGCAATTACTACAACTCTCCACAAGATAGAAGCTGGCACAATAACAATGTCGCCGTATTTTGATAATTCTTTTAAAGGTTGGGACACTTTTAATAGTATTAATATATGCTAAAAATATATAAACTATTTAAAATTGAAATTTTTCGAATAGAAACTTTTGATGATGTTTCTGAAGAGCCAAAGAAAAAGAAACTGTTCGGTAAAGTTGCCGGCGATATTCTTGATGTTTCCCCAGAAGAATTACAAAAAGAAATTGAAGGAAAATGATTCAAATATTTAAGAAAAAATATAAAGAACATTCTCATCAGACGATTGAAGAGATTAAAAGACAGCAAGGGATACATTTTAAGGATTTAATACAACCAAGATATTCAGATGGGAATCTTAATTTAGAATTTCTTAATATTTACGGTTGTAAGAATATAACCATAACAGAACATGATATTAAATATGTTGAAAGATTTGGTCGTAAGTTTATTCAAAGAGTAATTGACAAATTTAAACAACAAAATGCTTCAAGTAAAAATAACTAAACAAATAGCAATATATTTGAATAATGAAGAAATAGAATTGTTTAAGTTATTCAGAGAACATCAAAATGATTTTCAAGTGTTGATTGATAACAAAGTTTTTGAGATAAAGAATGGTAAAGCTATATTGAATTTTGATAAAAATGGAAAGTTAAGACAAATAGATGTCAATAAAATAAACTGGAGAAATTAGGATTACTTGACAAATGAATAAAATTGTGTTTTTCTAAATATAGTCCTGACCAAAACACTTGGCGGACTGAAGAAACAAGCTGATTTAACATTGGCTTATATCTTCAGTCCGTTTTTTTATTGGAAGTTTTATTATGTTAAATTTTTTAAACAAATTACAAAAAAAATATACAGGCGATAATGAAGACAATATAACAGAAGAGGGGGCAGATGAGCGAGAGGAAATTTTAGAGCTGACAACATCTGACGATGTTCTGACGAGACAAATTGATAGAGATATAGCTCAAGCATTGCCTATTTATCAGGCTATGAGGAGTAAGCAGGACGAAAATGAAAAGTATTATTTGGGGACTCAGTTAGATAAGAGTCGCTTTAGCTACGAATTGCCTGTTGACCAGAATGTTATTTATAGAAATTTAGAAACATTAATTTCAATTATTACTGCTAAACGAAGAGAGCCGATCACTCTGGCCGCGCAAGATACAGATGAATCAAAAAAACTAAAAGCTAAAACTCAACAGTATTTAACTTGGAAGTGGCACGATGAGGATATGCAGATTAAGTTTGAAGATTGGGTTAGGCATTCTTATATTTACTTAATCGGGGTTTTAAAAATCAGATGGGATTTAGAAAAAGATGATTATGAAATTAAAAATATCAGACCTCAAAAGATATTAATTGACAAAGACGCGACAGATGAATATGACGCAAAGTTTATCGTAGAATTTAAGGAAGATACTTTGGAAGATTTAATTGACATTTATCCAAAAGCAAAAGGGAAACTTACCAATGAATTTGGAGATAAACTGGGGACTAAGATTAAGTATATTGAATATTGGACAAATGAATTTAAGATGATTAAAGTAAATAAAATTGTTTTAGATAAAAAGAAAAATCCTAATTGGAATTGGGACGAAAAAGATAGAAAGAAAAATTTAGAAAAATTAAAAAAGAAATGGATTAAAAATGTTAAAGATAAAAAATTAAAAAATGTTCTTTTAAATTATTTCAACGAACCAAGAAAACCTTATGTTATTCTTTCTTTAAAAACTTTAAACAAAAGTATTTATTCTATTACTAATGATTTTGAGCAATCTAAAGTTGGTCAAGATATTGTTAATAGAAGAAAAAGGCAAATTGATAAAGCTACAATCCACGCATTAGGCAGAGAGGTTTATAGTGGCGATTATATAACTAAAGAAAAAGCAAGAAAAAGTTTATCAAATCCAAATGCCCCGGTGTGGATCGAAAAAGGAAAAGCGTCAGATGTCATGAAACATATCTCTCCTCAACCAGTTTCTCCTATCTTATTGGAAGATTTAAGAGATAGTAAAGCAGAGCTTGATAATACAATGGGAACTCATAGCACCA